CATTAAATTAGGGGGGTATGGTATGAATCCTAAGAAAAAATAACTCGAGAAGTTACGGTGTACACTCCGTCCCCAGATCTTTCATTTCCCCGGGGTGCTCCGATGCCAGTTATTCCGTATCCGTTACGAACTGCGCACGCAGGGTCCCCCGTTGAGCGATCGATATCAACATCTCTTTAGTTCTCTGATGACCGTCCGGGCAATCCCGGTCCGGAAAAGGGTAGTTTGCTTGCTTCATGACGAAGATATGTTCCGACAGGGACTTAACCGTCAACCGGTGCGTCTCCGCATCGATGACCCCCATGGCTAGGAGCTCGTTACAAACGATTACACTCGCAAGCCGATGGATCAAATCCGTCGCCGACTTGTAGTCCACCGAAAGATAGCCGAAGCGTTTCTTTAAAGTAGACCCCAAAACCGACAAAAGGTGACCTGTCGTTATGGGCTGCCCAACAAGGGCCCCGAACTTCCGTTCACGAATGGCCTGGTGCATAAAGACCTGAAGAGGTTTCAGGTAATCGTAAAGTAGGGGTGGCCCTTTCGAAATAACACGGACCTTAAAGGCTTCTGCCAATCCCACCTGCTCAACGTAGGGTATCTCCAACTCAATGGCCCGACGCTCGTACTCACGGATCTGTCGAAAGTATTCGTTAGACGGAACCTGTACAGTTAGCGTAGGGTCTTCAATCTCCTCGTCCTCATCTGAGAAGACACGAGTCGGAAGAACCAGTGACCTGGACTGAGGCACCCGGCGTGAAGCCGAGTCATCCTCAGATCTAAAGTCGTAGGTGAAGTCCTCGGGCAGAAATTCAAAGACCCGGTCGACAACACGAACATCACGAAGCCCTCGCTTCATGATACTGGGGTTAATGACAACAAAATCTTCCTCCAAGAGGAGTGTCCTGTCCTTAATGTCACTAACCAAATCCTGCAATGCACCAACACCTCCCATCCCCGAGCGACTCTTGTTGTAGTTAGAGTTGGTTGAAGGAAACCAGGCAACATCATTACGCCGGAATCTCTTCTCCTTGTAAATCTCTCTGGTCGTCCTGCAAAGTTCTTCACGCAGTTGACCGGGTTGAATATCAAGGCTCAGACGGGAACACAAACCCTTATCATTACGTTGTGGCCCCCGGGTGACGGGGAAGCCAAGATCATGGAGCTCTTGAAGCTCTAGTTCACCAGGAAGAAGCAATCGCTTCTCCTCCTCCATCGGCCAAACCGAGGTAGCCAATGCGACGCGACGCTCGGCCCGGCTCATCTTCATTCGAGTCAGGTCGGGTTCGCCCGCATAGAAGTCTATCTTGGAATCAGAAGGCCGCGGGGGCAGGCGG